TTTTAGCCATAATATAATATAATAAAAAATTAATATAAAACTACCCCACCCGAAGGCAGGGTAGTTTCACCAAATATAATCTTACTTCATTAACATGAAGTTGTTAGCCCCTTGAGTAATCAAGCAACGCTCAGACAAGAAGTTAACTTGCATCGCGTCAAGATCTGAAGTCACAGCTCCAACAGAACCAGTGATCCACGTCTTCATTTTACGACTCTCTAGTTGAGAAGCTCTGTAACGAACGTGTAGGAAAGGACGCTTAAGGTTCTTACCTAATTGTTGGTCATACACAGAAGATACTCCAGCTGGAACAATAACCCCTCTAACAGGAGCTACCGCATCACGAGAATTAATACCGCCTCTAGTTGACTTGTCATTCAAGTACTTAAAGTCTGACTTATAGAAATCATAAGATCCACGACGGAATCCTGAGAACCCTAAATTAAGAGCCATATCTTCAGAGTTATCAAATACTCCGTAAGAAGTACCACCAGCCCCGTAAGAATTCATAGAAGCAAGCATGTCGTCCATTGCTAAAGCAGTAGCTCTATTAACAAACATCATATTTTCTTCAATAGCTCCTTGCGCGTCAAACTCCGCTAATATAGCGTCAAACTCAGCTAGGTCAGTAGCAGCGTTAACACCAGTTACACCAGTGGTGATATTACCACGAGTTTCGATAGCAGCGAATAAGCCTTCTGTTCCTACTTGGTCACCGGCAGAACTAACTGTTGAGTCAGCTACAGAATCACCGGCAACACCAAGTACGGCCTCCATCATAGTCATCTCTAAGTAATCAGAGAACCTAGCACGAGTGTCTCCTTCAGCCTTTAAGTACCATAGGTAACCATTTTGACCATCTTCACCAGACACTTCAACCCAACCGATTGCAGATGCATCAGAACCTGATACTTCAAAGTAATCCTTTACAATGATTGGTTTATTAGTGAAAGACTTGAAAGTTGGCGTAACGTTCTTAGGATTTCCAGCAGCTGCTGATCCTTGTCCGTTTGTGCCTTTACCCCACTCAGAACCTATAACTAATACCGTACAAGCTTCAGTAGCGCCAGTACCAAAAGCAGCAGCGTTATCGATATGCTCCTTTTCATAGGGTCGAACTATGATCCAGTTTGTATCGTCATCTGCTTGGTCAGTGCTAGTCACAATACACTTAATAGCACCTTGAGCCGTAGCTACGATAACCATGTCATTTAATCTAACACCATGAGTGGTAGTTAGAGCATTATCGTCGATATCGTGAGTGATTTTAAGTATACCAGTTTCATTAGCAACAGTTCCTTTGTAAGACAAGTGTAGTCTACCTTGCTCAGACCAAACAACTTGGTCAGACGTCATAGACTCTTCAGCTCCTACTTGTGCAAGAAATCCTGAGATAGTTCGGTTTCCGAACACCTCAGCCTCTTTTTCCATAAGATCTGGTAAATATTGTTGCGCCCAACCCTTAGTTGCTGTGCTTGTAAAGTCGATGTAGTTGGAAGTTAGCGTTGCTCTTTGTGGAGCTAATACGCTATTCAACTCACCTGCGGAGCCAGTATGACCGGCCCCTGGATTTGAAATCGCCATTTTTTCTTAATTTTTAATTTTTATTTTTATTTTTAATTTTGAACTTAAAAGAGCTAGAATCATCACCTAACACTCGAACTTTCATACCGCCTGGCGTTTCTCCTTGAGTGGATCTTGCGCTGGTGTTGATATTCTTAGCTTTAGCAACACTATCTTTTATAGCATCCGCTTTACCTTGTTCGTAAAAGTGTTGAGCGACTGCGTCTGCATTCATAGCCGTGTACAAACTCTTATGGTAACCCTTAGCATCTGACATTGTATTATCTTTGTCTAAAAACTTTTTGACAAAATTACTGATATCGCTTTGATCTTGTTTTACCTGGTTTGCATCTTTAACATTATATCTAAATCTCTTATCTCCGACATTGTATTCAAAACCTTTGAACTTGTCATTGAAAACCTGCTCGGTCTTCTTATTAAATCTAGACTTCTGTTGTTCGGTTATCTTCTGCGTTTGCTCCGACTCTTTATTGTATCTGTTGAAGAAATCGATTGCCTTCTGTTGCTCACTTGTGAGTTTACTTCCAGCTTTAATCTCTTCGTAGTATTTAGACTTTTGCCCGTCTAAGTAGGTCTTGGCCTCGGCAACTTGCTCTTTGAGGGCCAATTTTTTACGTTTAATATCTCTTTCATCATCTGATTCTTCATCAAAAGAAAATTTATCTTCCATAAGGAAGTTAATCTCTTCTAAAGATAGATGAGGTTTAGTTCTTTTATAATATTCAAGCAAAGCTTCTTGGTTATCTAAGTCTTTAACGTCCCTGTTAAGCTTAACATAATCCTCAAGATCTCCACCTGTTTCATCCATAAAGTCTAATAACTTCTGGATATTTTCAGGTATATCTTTACCTAACTCTTCTTTAGCCACAATGGCTTCCACTACATCTTCTTCAGTAACTTCCTCTTCGTCAGTTACCTCTTCAAGCGTGGGCGCTTCAGTATCATCGTTCTCTTCTTGTGGAACTTCTTCAACTGCTTCTTCGACATTGGTCTCAACTTCATCTACTGGCTCTTGTGGTTTACTTAAATCTACTTTAATGACATCTGGGTCATCCTTACTTTCAAACTTTTCTAAATCAATCTCAGGTTTTTGCTCCTCAGCAACCTCTTCTTGAGGCGTTTCTTGAGTGACCTCTTCGACCACTTCTTCGTTTTTTACATCTTCCATGATAAAATATTATATAATTAATTACCTATTTGAGGATTAAAATCACTTAACCTCATTCCGCCTTCAAGTATATCATTACCTGAAGATTCAAACTTTTTAGCGCTTGTTTTAATTTTTTCTCGTCTATCTTTACCCTGCTCCTTCATACCCTCTATATTCCTTGTCTCTTGACGTTCAGTATCTCGCAGTTGACTGTTTAAGTCGAACTCAAATTGCATGAGTTCCTTTTTTAATCTAACCTCTTCTTGTAGATGTCTTAATTTAGCGTCCGCTTTCGTTGCTTCAAGTTTTAAATCTTCCGCAACTTTTGCCTGATTTTTTTGTATCTCAGCATCAGCTGCTGCTTGCTGAGCTTCCGCATTAGCCGCCGCTTGGGCTTGCATGTTTTGTTGTTGGAGTTCTTGATCTCTATCTTGCTTTTTCTTTCGTTTAATCTTCAGTAATTGATTAGCTAATTTTATGTTACGTATATCTCTAAGATCTATCGCATCATCTAAATCAATAAGTTGTTGAGCTAACGCGGTCTGAATATTATTCTCTAACATCTGCTTCTCCTCTTCGTCTGGTTCTAGTTCTATAAATATACCAAAGTCATACAAATGCAACTCCGTCATTTCAGATAAAGTAGCTACGTTATGCGCTCCTACAGATTGAACAAAAGCATCTGCTGTAGGAGAATATTCTAGTATATCAGATATTCTTAATGATAAAGCCTCTGCGACTTCAGATGTTAAAAACATTGAACTAAGAAGAATATGTCTAGTAGCTACATTTGAATTCGCCGCAGCCAACTTCTGCACTCCTACAAGCGACTTAGGATCCGGAGTGCTAGCGTCTCGAGCCTCATTTAATCCAGTTACGTAGCGCATCATCTGCAAGTAATAGTTATACGTGTTTATTAAACTACCAATCTTATCTTGACCAGCCCCGTTAGAGATTTGCTGAATAGGTATTTTACCTGGGTTTTGATCTCCGTCTCCAGTAAAAGATCTACCAATTACACTACCAGTTTGGAAGAACATATTAAGCGCCTCTTGTGGGTTGTAATTAGTGCCATTACCTAAATCGACTTCAGCAAGTCCATCAGCGTCAAGGTACACTCCGTCAGGAACCATACGCGACATAACTTGCTGTAACTTAAGATGTGTTAGCTGAATAGTATCAGCAAACCCGGTGATTCTACTTACAATAGACTCTATACGACCCTCATACATACGAGGAGCTACAAGAGAGTAATTCATCTTGACTTTATTAAAATCAGATTTATCACGCATCATGTTTTCAGCTTTATTCCACTTAATAAGCTTATCAGTACCTAAAATCATGGCTCCTTCAAACACGCACTCTACGGATCTTTGTAATCTAACATATCCACCTTCCTTATTCTCAGGTGGATTAAAAGTGTCGGGTTTTTCTATAGCTTTATATCCACCAGTTCCAGTCTCTTTAATTTTATAGACATCGTTTGTGTAAGTGCGATAATTGAAGTACAAGACTTCAACTTTATTCTTATCCATCTGATTTACGCGTCTTCCCCTAGAACCTCGCTGATTTGATTTCGAATGTATATCCTCTAAGTCGTATTCAGTCAAATTGTCAAACTCTCTAGCTAATTCGTTAATAGGAATTGTCTTAACCTCACCTATATAGTATATATCATCAAAGTATGGTGAATCAGTGTATGAGTAAACTATATTAGCTGGATCTACATATTCTACTGTAGCTCCATCGCTCCAATTAAAATTAGTTTTTACGCAACCAATACCTAATACAGTTAGATCGTATATTAATCTACGACGAATCAAATCATATTTACTTCCGTCTAATAAGACGTTTATAGCTTGTTCTTCGGCTATTTCAACAGCTTGCTTATATTTAAGTTGCATATGAAGTTCCAACTCCTCTTTCGTGTCCACTCTTTCTTCCTCTGGATTTTCATATAAATCCATGTTCAATTGCGCTTTCGCCTGCTCATTGAAAGCTTTAGAATCTATATCACGAAGCATTGACTCCATGTATTCAGTTCTTTTTTCTACACCATACTGATCTTGAGAATAAGCTTTGATGTGGAACATTCGTTCTGACATGCCGTTAACTACAATATCCACAAACTTAGGTATAATAGGTACCGGCTTCCAATCTAAATTAAGATAGGACAAATCACCATTTATAGATAACTCATCCTTATACTTCTGTATAGACTGCTCTCCTCTAGCGTATAATCTTAGATTATGAAACTTTTGTTGAGCAACGCTATACCTATTACTATGAGAGTCTTTAAACCACTCTTGCTCGATAGCCCTAGCTACTTTAAGTCCGTACTCTGGACTCATTTTCTCTAGGTCAGGAACCGCTTGAGAAGGAAAATTTACATATACTGACTCAGCCATGCTATTTTATTA